TAACACCAGACTTCATTCCTTCTGGTGAGAGTGTAGAGAATCCTACAATAACAGTAGGAACTGTCCTGATAACTCCGGGATTTATTACTTCTACGGAAGTAGTGCAAGAACCAGCTATTACTGTTGGGTCTGTGACTATAGCCCCTAACTTCATTAGTAGTGAAGAGAGTGTTCAGGAGCCAGTAGTAGGATCAGGGACAGTAGTACAAGCTGATTTTATTAGTAGTGGAGAGCAGCTATTTGAACCAACAATCACTACTGGAGCAACAAATATATCTGTTGATTTCATTAACACTACAGAAGACGTCTTCAACCCTTTTATTAGTGGTGGCGAAGTTCCAACTAAAGTATACAGAACATTTGCTCAATACATAACAAATTATCCAGGATTATCAAGAGAAGCTCTCGCTGATAAGACAAAAGAATTTTTAGAATTACAAGGATACGAAGTAGGTGCGATGAACTATAGCAAATTGTTATGGCTATCTAGTCTTTACCCTTCATCAGATTCAAAATCACTCAATGATTTATTCAGACTTTGGTCTGATGACAACTTAGCAGAATAAGATATGGCAAAAGTAACTTTAAATGATATAGTTTCTCAATATGGAAATGTATCTCTATATAACTCAAACAATACATCTTTAGAGGATGCATTGAACTCTGGAGTCTTGTGGAGAGACAACCCAATAGGAGAAGCTAACCAGATGGAAAATGATCTGGATATGAACTCTTACAGGATTATTAATGGCGGAGCAGCTACCAGCGATGGTGATTATATCACTTTAGCCCAAGTAGTTACTCTAATAAATAGTGTTGTACCATTCTACGGTAATGAGATTGTAACTGTATCAACAACAACTTACACCTTAGATAGAGTGTTAAATGCAGGAAAATATTTAATATTTACTAATGCCTCTGGATGCGCTGTGACCGTTCCACCAGACGAGTTTACATTAGCTGATGAAGTGCACTTTAGAAGTGCTACAGATGGAGCAGTAACCTTTGTAGAAGGTTCTGGAGTGACTATACAAGCCTCTCCTGTTTATGACACTGATTATGCTCTATACGGAAATGGTGGAACAGCTACTTTAAAGTTAGTTGGAACTAACACTTGGGATATATTCGGATTATTAGCATTAGCTTAATAGGTAATTAGAAATGGCAGAAGATACAAGTTATGAAGCTCGTCAACGAAGAGCTGAAGAAGCATCAAAGAAAAGGATGAAAGAAGAAAAGGATTTTTTAAGTAAAAAGAAGAAAAAGAAAGAAATTAAGAAAAATCCTCCTAGGTCTCCACGAAGACCAACTACATCAAGAGATCTTCCTCCTGGATTAGGTAGGACAACGGCAGAGAAGATAGAAGAAAGACGACGTAGACAAAAAGAGATAATGGACAATATTTAATGAAAATTATAGAGTACTCAAAATTAACAACTGACAATAATCAGTTTCTAACTCAGTCATTATTTTATGAGTGCAGACATCAATCCATGTCTGACTACATTCCATTTACTTTAAGAGAAAACGATTTTAAAGACTACATATCTGTTTATAAGATATTTATGGAGTCAGACTCAGAATATGAATGTGCTAAGAAACTATTAAATTCTTGGAAACATTGGTGTATATTGAAAGAAGCTCCTTTTTTTAAGAAAGAATACTTATTGTGGGTCGAAGAAAAAGCTATAAGGGATGCAGCTGTCGGTATAAAAACTTTAGTAGAAGCAGCTAAAGATGGCAATATAGTTGCTGCTAAGTACCTAGTTGATAAACAAAATTCTGCTAAATCTAGAAAAGTAGGACGGCCTACTAGAGCAGAAGTTATAGAAGAAAAAAGAAAAGAAGCTAGACTCAATAATAAGGTGTCAAATATTATTGATAGGATGTCTAAGTACCAAAAATAATGAAGTTAAAAGACTTACAGAAGATTAAGAAAGCTGCAGAGAAAGATCTTCTTTACTTTGCACGTCTTGTTAATCCTAAGAGAGTCTATGCTGACATACACGAAGAATTATTTGAGTGGTGGACAAGACCATTAAGGAAGCTTAACCAATTAGCCTTGCTTCCAAGAGGACACCAGAAGTCACATTGTGCTGCGGTGAAAGCTGCTTGGGATATAACTAGAAACCCCGCTATTACAATAATGTATATATCAGCTACGGCTGGATTAGCGGAAGCACAATTATTTGCAATAAAACAAATACTGACATCTGACATATATCAAACCCTCTGGCCAGAGATGGTACATCCTGAAGAAGGTAAAAGGAATAGATGGACAACTGGAGAAATTATAGTTGATCATCCAGAAAGAAAACTCGAAGGTGTAAGGGATTTTACTGTTGCTGCACGTGGCGTTACTGCTAATATAGCAGGACTTCACTGTGACGCTATTTATCTTGATGACTTAGTTGTTCCTAACAATGCTTACACTTCAGATGGAAGAGAGAAAGTAGCGGCTATGTTTTCTCAACTAGCTTCTATTAAGAACCCTGGAGCTGAGACAACAGTTGTCGGTACCAGGTACCATGCTCAAGATCTCTACAACACTCTTATTAATATAACTGAAGACGTATACGATGAAGATGACAATTTTGTAGGTAAGCAAAACACCTATGAAGTCATGGAAAGAGTTGTAGAAAAAGAAGGAGTTTTTTTATGGCCTAAGACCATGAGAGATGATGGTAAGTTTTTTGGATTTGATAGAAGAGAGCTAGAAAGTATAAGATCTGAATATATAGATTCTTCTCAGTTTTATAGTCAATATTACAATAATCCTAATGATCCATCTAACGCTAAGATATCAAGAGATAAAATTCAGTACTATGATCAAAGGCATATAAAACAACAAGATGGATTTTGGCATTTTAAAGATAAAAGACTTAATGTATACGCAGCTATAGATTTTGCCTTTTCTTTAGCCAATAAAGCAGACTATAGTGCATTAGTTGTTATAGGGATTGATTCTGATAAGAACATATATGTTCTAGATATTGATAGATTTAAAACAGACAGAATACCTGTATATTTCAATCACATCTTGAAATCTTACGAGAAATGGGGTTTTAGGAAAATAAGGGCAGAAGTTACAGTAGCACAAATTGCGATAGTTAGGGAACTTAAGGAAGGATACATAAAACCTTTAGGACTTGGTCTCAGTATTGATGAGTATAGTCCAAGAAGGCATGAAGGAAATAAACAAGAAAGGATGGCTGCTACCTTAGAGCCAAGATACGACAACTTAACAATTTGGCATTACAAGGGTGGTAATTGCACTCTTTTAGAGGAAGAAATACTAAGTAATAAACCGGTTCATGATGATATCATGGACGCACTTACAGCAGCTATCGATATAGCTATTCCTCCTAGAAGCTACGTTAGTAGAGAGAAAAAACACAATATAATCTACCACAGTCGATGGGGTGGAGTTAAGGTAAGAGATTAATATGGCTGGAAAGGTTGCAGAACTAAGAAACATAATGACGAGACACGGTTTAGCCACTGCTGTTTCTAGTATGTTTACTTCTTTGAATCAAAAAAGAAATCCGTGGAAACAGGAATGTCTAGAGCTTAGAGACTTTATCTTTGCTACAGATACAACTAAAACAAGCAACAAAACATTACCTTGGAAGAACAGTACAACTCTTCCTAAAATTACTCAGATAAGAGATAACTTGCACGCTAACTATATGCAAGCTTTGTTTCCTAATGATAATTGGCTTAAATGGGAAGGTTATTCACTTGCCGATGAAGAGCAAGATAAGGCCGATGCTATAGAAGCCTATCTTTCTAACAAACTAAGAGAAAGTAACTTCATAACAACTGTTAGTCAGTTAGTATATGATTACATAGATTATGGAAATGCTTTTGCTGATGTTACCTACGTAAAAGAGACTAAAGAAGACCCAATTACTGGAGAAGAAATTCCAGGATATGTAGGGCCTAAGCTGTTAAGAATCTCTCCTCTCGACATGGTTATTAATCCTCAATCAGCTGAATTTAGATTGTCTCCTAAAATAACTAGAAGTTTAAAAACTTTTGGAGAACTTAAAGTTGATGCAGAACTTAATCCAGAAAATGAATGGATGTTGAAAGCTATCAAGGCTTCTGAAATGTCTAGAAGTGCTGCAAGTAGAGGACAATATTCTGTAGAGGATTTTGAAAAAGCTTGTGGATTTGCTATTGATGGATTTGGAAGTATAAAAGATTACTATGAATCTCCATATGTAGAAATATTAGAGTTTGAAGGAGATATACACGATCCCGAATCAGGTCAAGTTCTTAAAAATCATGTAGTAACTATTATTGATAGGTCTCATGTAGTTAGGAGTGAGCCTATGCCTTCTTGGTTAGGTAAAGGGAACAAAGCCCATGTTGGTTGGAGATTACGACCAGATAACTTGTACTCTATGGGACCTCTACATAACTTAGTTGGAATGCAGTATCGTATTGACCACTTAGAGAATCTAAAAGCAGATGTTTACGATCTTATTGCTTATCCACCCCTTTTAATATATGGAGAGGTGGAACCTTTTGATTGGGGTCCAGGATCTGAGATACATATAGACCAAGAAGGTTCTGATGTTAAGATGCTGACTCCAGACACCACTGCACTAAATGCAGATCTACAGATAGAGTTGTTAGAGCGAAGAATGGAAGAGTATGCTGGAGCTCCTAAACAAGCTATGGGTATACGTACTCCAGGTGAGAAGACAGCCCATGAAGTTCAAACTTTAGAAAATGCTGCAGGAAGAATATTCCAAGAAAAGACTAGTAACTTTGAAAGAAACTTACTAGAACCTATAATTAATTCTATGCTGGAAGAATCTCGTAGAAATATGGATGGAGCAGATATAGTAAGAGTTATGGACGACGATCTTGGTGTAACTAGATTTATGACTATTACTAAAGAAGACATAACTGCTAAGGGTAAAGTAAGACCTATTGGTGCTAGGCATTTTGCTGCTAGAGCGCAATTAGTTCAAAACTTAACAGGTATATTTACTTCTCCAATAGCCCAATTTATAGCTCCTCATGTAAGTTCTAAAGCATTAGCAAAACTAGTAGAGGATGTACTAGGTTTAGAGAGATTTGGTTTGATAAAAGACAATGCAGCTATATTCGAACAAGGTGAAACTCAACGTCTTATTAATCAAGTACAAGAAGATATTGAAGTCGAACAATCAACACCGATGATGGGATAATTATGTTTACACGTTGGACAAAGAATGCAGAAACGAAGGAAGATAAAGCTCAATGGAACACACAAGTTGTAGCCGCTATTCCTGTTATGAAAAGATTAGTTACACTCCTTGAAGAGGATTTAAAATCTTCTGAGATAACTATGAAGAAGAAAGCTACGTATAGTAACCCTTCATGGCCTTACTTTCTAGCCGACCTCTTAGGAGAACAAAGGGCTTATAATAAAGCCATAATGTTAATAAAAAACCTCTATGGAGAGAATGACTCATGACAGATGAGACAATATTTAATAAAGATGAAGACCCGAAAGCATCAGTTCAGCCAGCTACTGACCCCAATGCTAGCAAGAACCAAAATCAGGTAACTCCTGACTATAATGCCATTTTCAAAGACAAATTGGCTGGCATTACAAACGATAAAGGCGAACAGAAATACTCTGATGTGTTTACTGCTCTCGAAGCTTTAAAAGTAACTCAAGATCACGTAAGAACTCTTGAAAGTGAAAATAAAGATTTAAGAACAAACATAACTAAATCAGAAACTATTGAAGAAGCTCTTAATCGATTAACCACAAACAGAGATCAAAATACCGATAAGACCCAAGGTAAACAAGAAATTGATGTGGAAGAACTGAGAAGGATTGCAAGAGAAGAAAACTTGCTTATGACTAAAGAGCAACAAGCTATAGCAAATAAAAATGCTGTATCAGAAGCTCTTATCAAAAAGTATGGAGAAAAAGAGAAGGCTAAAAAAGCTTTCCAGGATAAAGCAGATACATTAGGAATATCTTTTGATTTCCTACAAGACCTAGCTTCAACCTCTCCCAAAGCAGTGTTAGCTTACTTTGAATCCCAATCTACAACTAATAATACTAATAAATCTTTCTCACAAGGAACTGTTAATTCAGAATCAACTTTTGGAGAACCCGTTAAACGTAAGATTGGAGGTGTCATGTATGGCTCGTCCACTAAAGATGTACTTAGCGCTTGGAACTCTGCAAAAGAATCTGTGATGGAAGAATTAGCTAATTAATTTTGGAGATTAATTAACAATGATTTTAACTTCTAATACAAGCGCTTTTATCGAAGCGCAGCAGTATTCTAAGTTTGTCCTAGAGAATCTTCATACCGTATTACTTCCACAAAGCTTTACTCGCGATGTGAGTGATTTCGGTACAGGTACCACTCTTAATATAAAAACTGTTGGTACTGCAACTTTGCAGGAAGTAACAGAGGATACTCCTCTTATCTATAGCCCGATCGAAACTGACACAGTGACTTTATCAATCACTGATTATGTTGGCGACGCACACTACATCAGTGATGTAATGCGAATGGACGGCTCTCAGATAGATTACATTCTTTCTGCTCGTGCAAAAGAAACTGTTAGACAAATAGCACAGAACTATGAAACTCGCTTTTTAGCTGCATGTAATGCTGCTCAAATAGCTGGTGACCCAAATGCTATAAACGGACATTCTCATCGATTCCTGGCTTCAGGTACTAATGAGCAAATGACTGAAAACGACTTGATTGCAATGCGTCTTGCTTTTGATAAAGCAAACGTTCCTCAAGCTGGTCGTATAGCAATTGTGGATCCAGTTACAGCTGCTACATTTTCAAAACTTATCACTATCGTACGCTCTGTCGATCACTCTCGAAACATGATCTTTCAAGACTTGTTAGAAGGTGGTTTCGCTAATGAGCACCAGTTCGTTATGGACCTGCATGGATGGAAGATTTTCACTTCTAACCTGCTTCCTGATGTAGCTGCAAGTACTGATATTGATGGTACTGATAGTATAACTGCTGCTGGTAAAGCAAACATCTTTATGTCCATTTTGGACGATAACACTAAGCCTATTATGAGTGCTTGGCGTCAACAACCTAAAACTGAAACTGAGCGTAACAAAGACCGTCAACGTGACGAGTTCGTAACTACTGCTCGTTGGGGTTTAGGTTCACAGCGCAAAGATACCATTGGCGTTATCGTTACAGATGCCGTAGCAACTGACGCTTCTTAAGGAGATATTTAACATGTCTAAAGAAAATAGTGCAGGGCTTGGCGTTAACAATCGTTATGGTCCTTTAAACACTCCAGATGGTGCTGCAGGTGTATTTAGCACTTACGGTGCAGAAAATGAACTAGTGATCGAATTTAGTGGTAAAAACATTAATGACGGCGTTATTTCAGGTTTCTTGCCCGCAGGTGCTCGTCCACTTCGTGCTATCTTGGAAGTAAAAACTGCCTTTGTAATGGGCGGATCTACTCCTACTTTCAATGTAGGTACTTCAGGTTCTGCTGGTACAAATGGTGTTGAGTTTTCAGAAGCTAACATGGAATCAACTGGTACAATAACAACTACTACCTTTGGTGGTACTTGGGGTGCTCGTCTTGCAGCTGACACAACAGTGGTAGCTATTCTTGATGGAACAACTCCTACTGTTACTGATGCTGGTGAAGCCCGTTTAGTAATTGTTTACTCAAAAACTTAATAAGTTTGTAAGTGCAGTGGTCCGGTTTATCCGGACTGCTGTATCTTATTTATTATATGGAAAAAGAAAATGACAATAGAACATTCGCTTATAACTGATCCAAATATAGGTGAACCTAAAGGTGCTTCTACAGCAGCCTTAGGTGAGGTAATTGTGTCTAGCGGTAGTGGTACTACTTTTTGGATAGAGCCAGCATTTTGTGCAAGTTTGAAACTTATAGGAGGTAGCGAAGCTGTTACTAGTATAGGGACAACAGCACAAGCATTAACTGTCTTTGATACTGCATATTCAAATAGGACGATAGCTAGTACACTGTCAGGAAGTATAACTTTATCTGAATCAACATTTGGTAATGGTATATACGTCGTTAACTTTAATGCCACAATAGCAACATCTGCTGTTGGAGATGCAGGAACTTATACATTCGAATTAAGAGAAGGAGCGTCAACAGTTATTGCAGGATGCTCAGTTTACATGTCAGGTACGGATGATTTAACTAACATTAGTTTTTCTACGATAGGAGAGTTTTCATTTAATGATGTGTTTAGAGTATTCGTATCGTCTGATGAAGCAGGAGATACTGACGATCTTGTAGTTAGTTATACTGATCTTAACCTTTACAGAATACAAGTAGGGTAATTGAAAATGGCTAAATTAACTTTATTAGATATGGTTCAAGATATAGCTAATGATCTTGATACAGAAGAAATTAATTCTATTAATGATACTGTAGAATCAGTTCAGATAGCTCAAATATTAAAAACTTCTTATTTTGAATTAATAGCTAATCGTAATTGGCCACATCTCAGAAGAACTATAAAACTAGATAGTGTGTCTGATACTCTTAGACCTACACACCTCCAGCTCCCTATATTAATAAAGGAAATGCTCTCTTTTACTTATGATAAAAGATCTGAATCTAGCCCAACTAGAGCTAAGTATGAAGAGATAAAATACTTAGAACCAGAACATTTCTTAGTTAAAACTAATAATAGGAATGTACTAAACACCAATGTAGATAGTATCACTGATTTTGGTGGGGTGTCTATACTTATAATGAATGACAGGCATCCAGAATATTATACATCATTTGATGATAATTATATTATTTGTGATTCTTTTAATTCAGATTTAGAAGATACACTTCAATCTTCTAAAACTCAAGCTATAGCATATGTAGAACCTGCTTGGACTCATACAGATAGCTTTATTCCTGATCTCCCAAGTGAAGCTTTTCCACTATTACTTGAAGAAGCTAAGTCTACATCATTCTTAGTTCTTAAACAAGTCACTAATGAGAAAGCAGAACAGAAAGCTAGAAGGCAAAATAGATGGCTTTCTAGGAAGTCTTGGAGAGTTTCTGGCGGAGTAAGATATCCAGATTATGGAAGAAAAACTGTTGGATATCAAAATAAATCAAGTATTATGTTTGATAAGGATAACTGATAGTGCCTCAGTCTTTACAAAATAAAGAATACAGAACATTCGTAAATGGGCTAGTGACTGAATCTAGCCCTTTGTCTTTTCCAGAGAACTCTTCTAAAGATGAAGATAACTTTGAAATTAATAGCAAAGGTTATAGACAAAGACGATTAGGTTTAGACTATGAGACTGACTACGTTAAACAAATGTTTTATCATGAAGATGAAGATTTTAGTAATGTAGCCTTATCTGTCAATCATTGGAAAAATGTAAATAATAA